ATAATACTGATGGGAATGGTGGTGCCGAGCTTTTTTCCTTTAATTAAAGCCAGTCCTCAAGTAAATGGCCGATGAGTCTTCAGATAAACCACTGGCTATAGGTTTTGAAAGAGCAGGTGGCGATATAACAACTCTTCTTGATTTGACACCAAGAGACTTCCAGGATAACTATATGTTCCCCCTATCTGCCGATAAGACATGGTGGCTTCCTGATTCAAGCCGCAGGCTAAATCCCTTTTCACTGTCAGTTCAAGAATTTCCCTTCCGTGGCCCAACCGCCTTTGGGCAACGCTTCAGCTTCGATATGAAATCTGTGGGGACTGGTGATCTTCTCTTAAATACCTTCCTACAGATTGAATTGGGTCATTGGCTTGATGATACAACCCTCCTACGTATGGAATCAGGTGGATACAAAATCACATCCGATTTCTGGGCCTATGCCGATCGCCTAGGTTCCGTAATAATCGAAAAGGCGGAACTTGAGATAGGCGATTCGACAATAGAAACAATCGATGGAGATTTCTTGAATGCCTATTATCTCTTAGCCGATCAGAATATACAGTTTGGCCTTGGCCAAGGGCTCGGCAGCAAAAACATGACTCAGACACATCCCTTCCCAACCACCGATAGAACCCTATATATTCCACTGCCCTTCTTTTTCACACGCATCAAGCTCAAGGAGGCCTTACCACTCTTAGCATGTAAGGAGGGATCTGTCCGAATTCACGTTACACTGAGACCCTTTCATGAATGTGTTCAAATTATCGGCGGTTCAAGAACCTGCTCTACCGATACTCCTCTCGGCCTCCAGAATCAGATAATATCATATCTCGGCCCCGTTCAACTTCCCCTAAGTGTAACATCAACAGCCACGATACCGCAGTTCAAGACGATAAAGCTCATCACCCAGGCGGCCAATACCGATGGCATTATGCGTCAGAAAATTCTCAGGCAGCCCTTCGAAGTCCTAAGGCGTGACGTGGCAACCTTTTATTTCGAGGAGCCACTCAAATATGCCACCAATAGTTCCTCTGACACAATCACGGTTCAGCTCCCCTTGGAACTCAATCATCCTATGGAAGAAATTATCTGGTTTGTTCGACGCAAGGGAACACATCTTAATAATGAATGGACGAACTATTCTAGTATTCTTAACTCAGAATACGACCCCATCTATAATCCAAGGACCCCTCTACTAAAATCAGCCAGCCTTCAATTTAATGGTGTAGAAATCATTAACTCTGATGAGCAGTTTTTCAGAAGAACACTGGGCAAAGCACACAAGGGGGGTGCTTCATCCTACTTTTCTTATATATATGGATACTCGTTCTCCAAAAATCCTGGTGAACATCAACCGTCAGGCACTCTAAATGCGTCACGGTTGCAAACGGCTCGTCTAACTCTTAATATTATGGCGAGTGACTTGTGGGAAGTGAAAGTCTTCGTAATAGGCCTTCAGTGGCTAAGATTCCAGAATGGAATTGCTAATCAGATGTTCCAGAACTAAATGAGTCCAATTGCCTTATGAATCATTTCTAATGGATTAAATTTAATCCCATAAAATTCAAGAACATGTGGCAAATTTATATGCACCGCATCATATATCAAGACAACTCCAGCGAAACCAATAATAACTTTATCAGAACCTCTAATTTCTGATATTTTATTTATCCAAAAGAATATAATTAGGAATATCCCCAGCGATATCTTAAAAACCATTTCACTTATTAAGAATTCAATGCTTGTAATTGACTGCTTCTTAAGAAGAATAAGCATAAATTGCACAGACACAATAATTTTTAGAAAAAAAAGATAGACATCGAAGGCGTTCATTCTAATGTTAAAGCTTTATTATTACTACGCTTCAGATGGCCTCGGCCAGCCTTTTGAAACTTCTGACATCAGGTCTCCAGGATGAACGCCTCTTGCCAAAGGGACAACCAGACATTCAAGCCTTCCAGAAAGCCTTCGTCAAGGCTGGACGCTTCACGACAGAAATTTATCGTGTAGAATTCGATAATCAACCGGCATTCGGAAATACAGCACGTGCTACTCTGCCAAGGCGTGGTCACTTGATACGTAAAGTCTTTTTGGTCACGGTCATGCCAGATATATCAGCAACTCAGGCAGCGGCACGAGCTGCCTCGGCGGCAGCGGAAAAGCCCTTCGCGGGCCCCACCTTCGGCTGGACGAATTCTGTCGGTCACGCCTTGGTGGCAAATGCGAGTATCACGATCGGTGGATCACAAATTGATACAATGAGCGGGTCTCTCTTAGAAGTCATCGACGAATTCACAACCCCTCTAGAAAAGACAACAACAGTTAATCGAATGATTGGACGTAAAGACGCAGGCTTCACACCACAATCTAATGGCTTCGCCCAACAACAAACCCTTATAACACCACTCCCCTTCTGGTTCGCCAGAGAGCCATCGTCGGCCTTGCCCATAGATGCGATTGGTACCGATCCTGTTCAGATAAATATAACATTTAATGTAGACGCCAATTTATACACAACAACAAGCCGTCTAAAAACGCCTGATGCTTATAGCATACCAAGCAATGTTCTACCCTTCAATCTACAGCCATCGCAGCCAAACGTAGGATCTCTCATCCTGCCACCGATGACCTCGAGCCCCTTTTACCAACTCGATCCAAATGGGCAAGATGTGTATGGGCTGAATGGGAATCCTGAGGAATCTGTCAAAGTCACAAAGATTCCTGGCGTAACCATGCCAGCATCATTTCAAATCGCCTCATCATATCTTCTCGTTGAGTATGTGTATATTGACAAACCCGAGGCAAATCGCTTTCGTCTATCAGAGCTCACCTATCCAATCATGCAGCATTATACTATAACACAAGGCACAAAGGGCTCATCAACGCGGATAAATATAAGAATTCCGAATCTATGTAGACAACTCTTCTTTACATGTCACAGAACAGATGCGAATCTCTTAAATGCTCCATTCTTATTCACACGGGATCTCTCAGGCACCTTTATTGCCGATGCATCAGGAATTGGCCCAATTGCTCCATGGTGGCCAGATGCGTCAGGACTCAGCCTAAGAAAATACTCGGAACTCATTCCCGCCTATTCGACAATAGATTCTGAGCCGATCGAGTCTTTTAGCTTAAACTATGACGGCAAAATTGTGAGATATGCGACTAGCTCACCGGCCTTTTATAGAAGTATTCTACCGAGCCTAGAACAAAGGAAGAGTCCTTGGCACAACAAGTATATCTACAATCTCCCCTTTGGCACAAACTTAGAGGCATGTGGCCTTCCCACAGGTCACGCGAATTTAGATAAGGTTCAAAAAATAGAACTAGGTCTTCTTTTCAAGCCTCTACGTGGATCAACCACAAGTGCAAATATTCCAGATTATACAGTAACTGTATATGCGGAAACATATAATATATTGAAAGTTTATAATGGTCGTGCGGGTCTATTATTTAATTATTAGAACGGCGGAAAAAGCTGAGTCTCTCTTTCTTGTTCCCAGCCTTCTCTAGAGTTTCCTTAATCTTTTCGGCCCACGCGAGGGCATTTTCCTCATCGCTCTTACCGCGGGTCAGCATCGAAGGAAATGTCTGAACATTGGAGTCTACATTCTCGCCCATTTGGATGCTGACCCACCCATCATCCTCTCTTTTCTTGAGCCCTTTCTTGTGAGAAAAAGGGCTGCTGAAAATGTTATTTGTATCGGAGAAAAACCTCTTAGCATCGTCATCGGTTTTCCAGATACGGAATGAATCCTTCGTCAGCTCTTCAACTGACCCCATTTCTTTCTCTTCTGAATGAGCCTCCGCATCCTCCACGTCAAGGGCAGGCCTTTCCTCTGGAGGTGGAGAGATTAGTGCGTAGTCTGGAAGAGAATCATCATCTGAATCCGCAAGGGCCGCGAAGGGATTTTTTTGCTTTTGAATAGGTTCTACCTTTTTTGGCTTACCCATTTATATATTATTCGCCTTAAACTCTTAAGCTGCCCACATTAACTTCTAGTGATTAATTTAAGAACTCCCCATGGATAAGGCCACTCTGTGGCCTTATTACATTGGAGTATCATTAAATCTGCGTCTCTAGAGAACAAAGGCATGTGCGTGCTAACGTCACTTGACGGTAAATAAAAAATGCCAACATAAAACCCCTTTAACATAGTCCACCAACAAATGAACCTCGTCATCGTAGAATCGCCGGCCAAATGTAAGAAGATCTCAGAGATCTTAGGGCCAGGCTTCAAGGTCTTAGCGACCATGGGTCACATCCGTGCTTTGGAGGAAGATCTTGACGCGGTTGGAATCGCCAGAGACTTCGAGCCGCGGTTTCGGTTTCTGAAGGAAAAGTCCAAGGCAACAGGGCCAATCATGGAGGCAGCCAAGTCAGCTAAGATAATTTATCTGGCGGCTGATGATGACCGAGAAGGCGAGGCCATTGCCTACTCAGTCGCCTGTCTCTTAAAGAAGGATCCTCTCAGTTTCCCACGCTCAGTCTTTCACGAAATCACCGCCAAGGCCATTAAGGAAGCCATCGCCAATCCGAGACGCATCGACATGAATCGTGTATATGCTCAGCAAGCACGGTCAGTTCTTGACATGATGGTTGGTTTCACAATCAGCCCCTTACTCTGGAAGCACGTGGCCAAGAAGCTTTCGGCAGGAAGATGTCAAACCCCAGCACTCCGTTTAGTAGTCGAGAGAGAAAATCAGATCAAGTCCCATACTACACAGACGTCTTGGGCCCTCAAAGGAAAGTTTCATGCGACCGCTGCCAACTTTACCTTTGATGCGAAAATGACAGACGAGCTCGATGATCAAGAATCAGCCATGAATTATCTTGAAAACGTAAATGATCATGAGACGGTTACTGTTAAATCGAATACAACAAAGCCGTGGACAGCTGCTCCCCCCAAGCCGCTTATTACCAGCAGTCTTCAGCAAGAAGCGTCGGCCTTACACAAGGTAAATCCGAAGGCAGCCATGAAAATCGCTCAGGCCTTGTATGAGGCGGGACACATCACCTATATGCGAACAGACTTTGCCATCCTGTCAGAAGAAGCTGTTCAGGAAGCTCAGGCCTGGGTCCTTAAGAACCATGGCGAGAAGTATGTTCAAGTAGTGCAAAAAAAGGCTGAGAAGGCCGAGAAGGCCACAAAAGAACCCTCCACTAAAGCAGCCCTTCCCACAGCACAAGAAGCACACGAGGCAATTCGCCCCACTCACTTTGAGGTCGTCGATCTCCCAGGCGACTGGACACCAACTGACAGGAAGATCTATGCCCTCATTTGGAAGCGAGCAGTTCAGAGCACCATGACCGCAGCAAAGGGCGACTCATTAACCCTTTTAACACAAGTTGCAAAAGACACCGACTTCGAATGGTCTTCTAATTGGAGACGCACCACCTTTGATGGCTGGCAGATTCTAGGAAAGCAAGTGAATATCGATGATGATTCTGAAGATGATGAGACACCCTCAGACGCCATTTGGAAGGCCGCCTCATCTATCAAGGTAGATAGCCAAATCAAGTGGCAGACACTTACAGCAGAGCCAAAGAGATCTAAGGCATCTCCTCGCTTTACAGAGGCTACATTAATCAGAGAGCTTGAACGTCGTGGAATCGGTCGTCCATCGACCTTTGCGTCTCTCGTAGAAACTCTCTTTGACAAGACATACATTGACAAGCAGGACATTCCTGGGTCAAAGGCTCAGCAAACTACTCTTACGACAACACCGAAATCTTGGCCGCCCACTACAACACTTACTCAGATTAGCCTGGGGGCAGAAAAGCAAAAGCTGGTGCCAACTCCACTTGGCATCTCGGTCCTGAACTTCTGTGTAAAAGAGTTCCCGCAGCTCTTTGCCTTCGAGTTCACGGCACAAATGGAGAGACGCCTTGACAGCATTTCGAAGGGCGAGGAGCAGTGGAAGGCCATCTGTCGTGACACTTGGGCATCATATAGCGATGACCACACACGTCTAAATGACCGCTCATCAGCACCGAGCCAATCAGAAAAGGTCAATGATTTCGGCGACGGCTTCAAGGCCGTAATGTCCAAGTCAGGGCCGCTACTTCTTCAAGAAGCCAAGGCGACTCCTAAGAATTCAAAGGCCGATAAAAACATGGAGAAGCCAACCTTTTACACATTACCCAAGGACACCGATATTACACAACTAACGAAGGAGGAAGCTCTAGAGTTCATCCGTATATTAGAGTCTGAACGCCGTGTTGGAGAATTTGAGGGGAAGCCAATCGTAAAAAAGAAGGGACCATATGGTGAATATCTAGAATCTGGAACATATAAGGTGCCTTTCATCGAGGAAGACACTATGGAAATGATTATTACTAAATTTAACTTGAAAAAGGAATCTGCTTCTAAACTCACAAGGGTAGGTCCTTACATCTTTACAGTTGGCCAGTATGGCCCATATATGTATAAGGAAAATGTGAAAAAGAAGAACTTTGTGAGCGTTCCAGCGACAATCGACCCGAAGATGTTGACTGAGAAGGAAGCAGATGCTCTTTATAAATTGAAACCAAAAAAGCCCACTAATTAGATGTCAGATAATAAGGCCGATTCCTTAGATTCAACTATGAAGAATATATGGACGAAGCAACAAGAAGAATTATTAGCAGAATGGGCCGATATAGCATCATGCTACAATTGGATGCATTCAAGGGGTGAACAGCTGGCGGCAAATAAGAATATTATGATCACTGTCCCAGTTATCATCCTATCTACATTATCTGGTTCTGCTAATTTCATATTATCTTCACTCGCAACCTCGTCGACAAACCAGACATATGGCCAGATTATCATTGGATGCGTTTCTATTTTCACGGGAGTCTTAACAACCCTTGGTAATTTTTTCAGGTATGCTCAGAATTCTGAGGCGAATCGCGGTGCTGCTATATCATGGGGAAAACTTCACAGAAATATTTCTGTTGAACTCGCCTTACACCCTGAAGAGAGAATTGATTCCCTACAGTTCGTAAAAACATGTCGTCTTGAGCTGGACCGCCTCATAGAACAATCTCCTCAACTTCATCCGTCAATTATAAAGGAATTTGAAGAAGAGTTCAAGGATAGTCCAACGCTAAAACGACCTGATATAGCTCACGGATTAGAGCATACAAGGGTCTACATACGTCCTACCACAGAACCCCTTTTACAGTAGTCAATCTAATCGAAAAAGCCCAGCAAAAAAAGTTGTAAGCTCCTCTTAGACCTTTTTTTGCTACTCAAAAAAAGTTGTAAGCTCCTCTTAGACCTTTTTTTGCTACTCAAAAAAAGTGATTTCCCCCGCCCCCCTTAAACAAAGTCCCAGCCTAAAATGTCCCGCCTTTGGTCCTCTAACTCGAACGTCCGCGTGTTTGATTGGAAGGAGCTTCTCGAGGAGTGGCATGACAACCTCATCGCACCGCATAACATCGATGTTCTCCTTGAGAACATGAAGGCGGCCTCGAATCCCCATTCTGACTTTGATCCGCCGCTCAGTCAGTTCCTCACCTATCTGAATCACGAGGAGGCCGGCCTCGCCTGGTTTCTCTATGAGCTCGTGACGCACCGCTGGATGTGGACGAACATCCGCCTCGATTTCGTCCGCGACCTGGTTGATGAGATCGAGAATCTGGATGCCTGCTTCCCGCGTTTCCCTGGCTCCCCGTGGACGGCCAAGACGATTCGCAACTGGCTCAATGAGAACCTCACGGCAGAGGAGCTCGAGGTTGTGCAGATGATGCCTCCTCTTGTGGCTGCTCCTTCCTACGCTTCATACTCTTACCACACGCCGCAGCGTTCCTCTCGCACGTATGAGGCCCCGCCGGCCCCGCAGCGTCTTCCCCGCTCTTATGCGGCAGGCGGCGAGGATGAGCCTACACCTGCACCCGCACCCGCCTCTGCTTCGCTGAAGCCTCGCCACGGTGCCATGATCTTCTTCCTTCAGCGTGATGGTGAGGATGAGGGCGAGGACACGGACGACAAGATCTACG